ATAGATGCATTAGTAAGAATAGAAGACGAATTAGATAAAGGCATTTTAGAATTAGCTACTGCCATTGCTGAAGCTAAAGTGCGTATTCGCACACTCATTGTTGTTTTAAAACACGCCCTTAGAGGTGGTGGTAACGACTTTGACGATAAAAAAATAGGCTTAATTATTCAAGATGTTGGAATAGTTATAGCATCAACAGAAGTAGCTAAACTCTTGGCTGCAACATTAACCGATAACGACTCAGAAGAGGAAGTAGATAAAAAAAAAGTAGTAGCGTGAATACACAACCAATACAATGGTCTGACTTTTATAAGATTTGTGTTGGTATGATGAATATGCGACCTGACGATTTTTGGAATATATCCCCTCGTGAAATGTATTTAGCTTTAAAAGGCTTTAAACAATTTAATGGTTCTACAGAAGAAGAAGCACCTATGGATTCTGCAAGGTTACAAGAAATGATGGAGTTATATCCTGATGGCTAATAAAGTAGATGAACTAATCATTCAAATTAAAGCTGATACTAAACAGCTTAAAAAAGAATTAAAACAAATAGAAGGTAAGATAAAGGTAACTGGTGCAACAGGTGGTGCTGCTTTTGGTATGGGTGCAGCAGGTTTAGGTGGTAAATTAAAAAAATTAGCAGGTCCTTTAGCTATTGGTGCTGTTGCAGTAGGCATGGCAAAAATGACATCTGTTATAGCAGGTGTTGGTTCACAATTTGAAGATTTAAAAGATTCACTTGATACTGTTTTTGGTAGTATGGAAGCAGGTGATGTTGCTATGCAAAGAGTTTTTGATTTTGCACAAAAAACACCTTTTCAAATAGAAACAGCAACAAAAGCGTTTATTGCACTTAAATCAGCAGGTATTGAACCAAGCAATAGAATGATGCAGGTCTTTGCAGATACAGCATCAACATCAACAGACCAACTAGGTGTATTTGAAGCACTGGTAAGAACAGTACAGAGATCAGCTTCAGGTGGTCTAGGTCTTGAAGAATTAAACATGATTATGGATAGAGGTATTGATGTACTTGGTATTTTAAATGATGAACTTGGATTATCTAAAGATGAAATAGCTAAATTCGGTGCAACAGCAGAAGGTGCAAAACTAATTACAGATGCTTTGATTAATGGTTTAGAAAGAAAGTTTGGTGGTGCTATGGAAACCAAAATGGACAATCTTTCTACTAAAACATCAAATATGACTATTGCTTTTAAACAATTAGCAGATGAAGTTTTTAAATCAGGTTTAGGAGAATTTTTAGGTAATATGGCAGTCAAAATGACTAGTATTGCTAATTCAATAGGTGCTGCTGTTGCAGCTATGCGTGGTGCAGGAACAGGTGTTGTGCTAGGTGATGACCCTTTTGAAAACATAGAAAAATTAGCAGAAAAACAAAGAAAAGTTCAAGCAATGATAGATAGAGATACTGAACTTGCTAAAAATAAATATGCTAAAGCAGCAAGAGAGAGAATTGATACTAATAATCTAATTTTGCAGCAAATTGAAAAAGAATCTGATAAACAATTTGATTTATTAGATGCACAAAGTGGTTTTACAGAAAGTACAAAAAAACTAACTAATGCAGAAAAAGAAAATCTTTTTCAAAAAGGTCAAATGATGAACTCATTTACATTTTTATCTGCTGAAATTGAAAAACTAAAAGGTAATTCTGATGAACTGTCTTTTGCATCAGAAAATTTAGGTGAAATTTTTAAACAAAATGAATTAGCTTTTGCAAAATTAGGCATAAATACTTTACCTGAATTAAAAAATAAATTAGCAGAAATTCAAAACACTAGTCAAGATGTGTCAAAAACTTTTGCAGAAGCCTTAGCACCTGCAATACAAAGCATGTCTCTTTCTTTTACAAATAGTTTTGTTAGTGCTTTATTAGAAGGTCAAAGTGCATTGCAATCGTTTAAAGATTTTTCTAAAAATATAGTTAGTCAAATTATTGCAACATTCTTACAGATGGCTGTAGTAAATGAAATACTAATGAAAATATTTGGTGCAGGTGGAATGATGCCAGTAAAAGGTTTTGAAGTACCAACTATGAGTGGTTCAGCAGGTGGTGGAACAATACAAGGTGGTAAACCAACGCTTGTAGGAGAAAGAGGTCCTGAAATATTTGTACCTAACACTGGTGGCACTATTATGAATAACATGAACAGCAAAAACGCTATGGGTGGTGGTACACCTATAAACATTTATCAAAATGTGAACTTTGCAACAGGCGTTGTATCTACTGTTAGAGCAGAGGTAACAAAAATGATGCCACAGATAGCTGATGTAACTAAAGCAGCAGTTCAAGAATCAGCAATGCGTGGTGGTAACTTTAGAAGGAGTCTAGTAGGTGGCTAAGATAGTAACAATGCCAAGTACACCTAATTTTATTAGGAGTAACTTTGTTTTAAGAAGAGCAGTAGGTAGTGTGGCTTCTCCATATACAGGAAAAATAAGAACACAAGAATATGATGGTGTTTACTGGGAAGCTACAGTTAATCTACCACCAATGCGTAGAGATGTTGCTAAAAACTGGCAGTCATTCTTATTAGAGCTTAACGGTCCTGTAAATCATTTTAAATTTGCAGACCCTGATGCTTTACTTAATCAAGGTACATATAATGCTAATGATCT